TAACACAAGCTGGCGCTAGGAGATTACCACGATGAGTTTACAAACAATAATTGACAATGCAATGAGCATTGAATTTGTTCGTCGCAAACTAGCTGGTCAAAGTGTAAGCCGCAGCGGACAAGTTAAGATCAGTAGTGTAGCCAACAACACTCCATGGCAGATGATTGTGGAGCCACGCCCAGGTATGCGTTGGGTTGACTCACGTGACCTTATTGAAGAAATTGATAGATTAGATCGTGTGTTCTTAGAAGTGGTGGACATTGGTAATACAAATCCCAATTTGTCTTATATCACCAGCTATCAAGGCACACTAACTGGCACAGAACTAAGCACAATTACAGTAGCCAGTGCTAATGCGCTAACCATTACACTAAACGTAAGTGGTATTACAGGTGGCACTAAGGTAGTGTTTGAACCAGGTGACTTTATTCAATTGGCAGGCAACTACAAGTATCCATATACTGTAACAAGCCGTGTGCTACGCGGTGCAGGAAGCACTGTAGAAGTTCCAATTAACAGACCATTCATTGACCAAAGTGGTTATACTGAGGTTGGTGCAGGTATCATTGTTGGTAAGTTTGTTACTTGGCAAATGGTAATGACCAAGAAGCCCAGCTATCGTGTGGTGCCAGGTGGTTACTTGGAATGGACAGACAATTTTGAATTAGTGGAAGTGATTGAGGATTAAACATGTCAACTAGTATACCTCAGGTTGCCAATACAAGTATTAGTCATGCAGTGTTTATTGACCTAACACTGAATGCTAACTTTGTGCCTACAACCTATTACATCAGCAGTGCTTATAAGCCTATTACATACAACGGTAATACCTACACAGAGCTAGGTGCGTTCTTACAGTTAGGTTCAATCACTGATGACCTTAAGGTTACTAATGGTGACTTGCAGATACAGCTAAGTGGTATTCCCAGTGATGTCAACTACATGGATCTAGTGTTAAGCTATCCAATCAAAGGTGGCAACGTAGTTGTGCGTCGTGGATTCTTTGATGTTAACACCATGCAGCCTATTGCTAATGCAATGTATGAACGTTATCGCGGTGTTATCACAAATTTCAGTGTGGATGAAACCACAAGTTTCTTAGATGGCGATTTAGTAAACACAATTACAGTAAGTTGTGCAAGTATCAACACTGTGTTGCAAAACAAGATTAGTGGACAAAGAACTAACAGCACAGATCGAAAACGTTATTATCCAGGCGACATCAGCTTTGATCGTGTAGCAGACCTAACCAACACCAGCTTTGACTTTGGTAAGAAGTATGTTGGTGGACAAGGTTATGGAGGCGGAGGCGGAGGCGGAGGCGGAGGCCGTGGCGGCTTTGAAGATTATAATTTTAATGAACGATAAGGTGTAGATATGGTTAGATTTGCAGATTTGAAAGATTTTGATAGAATTATGGAGATGATGATTAACTTTGCCAACAGTGCACCAGTTGAAGATTATCATAATCCACAATACAATGACAGAGGTGTTAGAAATTATCTAGTATCATTGTTGCAAAATGGTTGTGTTATAGTTGGCGAAGCGGATGGCGAATTGCAGGGTATGTTACTTGCACAAATTTGCAGTGATCCATGGCTACCACACATAAAGACACTAAAAGAATTAGCTTGGTGGGTAGAACCAGATTATAGAAATACTACACTAGGATACAAATTGTTAAAGAAATATATGGAAGTAGGTCGTAAGATGAAAGAAAATAATTTAATTAACAATTTTATCTTAACAAACATGAGCATTAGCCCAGACTTTGATCTTAGCAAACGTGGTTGGCGTGCCATTGAAACAAATTACGTGTATGAGGGTGCATAATGGCAGTTTTTACAGCAATCGCAAGTGCAATCGTTGGTGCAATTGGTATCAGCACCGCAACTATCATTGGCACAGTAACATGGGCTAGTTTAGCTACCAGCATCATTGCTACTGGTCTTGCAGTCGGCACTGCAAAAATTATGGGTGTGTTTAAACCACCTGCTGCCACTAGTGGACAAGATCCAGGTGTTAAGGTTCAACTTGGTCCCAGCACAGATAACAAAGTTCCTCGATTGTATGGTCGCAACTATACAGGTGGAACAGTTATCGATGCAGAAATTAAAAACTCTAATAAAACAATGGCTTATGCATTGGTCATTGGTGAATACAATACCAATGACACATGGACCATCAATACAATCTATCGTGGTGACCAACAGTTAAACTTTGGTAGTGGCGCAAATGCTCATGTAGTTCAAAGTGTAACAGATCCAAATGCTACAAGCAGCACCAGCATTGCTGGCAAATTCCGTATTCGTGTTTATGCAGGTAATAGCACCGGCAGCAAACAAATTTTCCCAGTTCCTGGCGGCGGTGTAACAGCAGTTGATGCTTATGGTGCAGGCAGTTGCCAGTTTGCCAATTGGACCAGTGCAAACACCATGGATGATCTTGTGTTTGCTGTGGTTGAAATGGACTATGATGCAGAAAATGATCTAGTTGGTTTAGGTGCAATTACATTTGATATCAATAACGCACTCAATGAACCCAGCAACGTGCTGTTAGATTACTTACGCAATGAACGTTATGGCGCAGGTATCAGCAACACAATGATCGATACCACAAGTTTTAATGATTGGTTTACATATGCAGATGCAAATGTAAATTATATCGATACGGCCAACGTTACACAACAGCACAGTCGCTATCAAATTGATGGTGCGTTGAATACTTTTACACCTGTAATTGACAACGTTAACAAAATTTGTCAAGCAGGTGGTGCATTCTTTACATATAATGCCAAGCAGGGTAAGTTTGGTGTAGTTGTTAACCGTCCTGCTACTGTAGGTGAGCTTGCAAATGCGTTTGTGTTTGATGATGACAACATTACTAGCAGTATCACTATCACTTCAACAGAACTATACAGCTTGTATAACCAAATTGAAGTTGAATACCCAAGTGTAAATCAGCGTGACCAAACAGATCTTTACTTTGCTGAATGTAATGTAAGTATTCGCAACAGCAATGAACCAGACAACTGCTTAAAATATCGTTTAGATATGGTCAATGACCGCACTCGTGTTGCACAACTAGCAAACATTGACCTTAATCAAAGCAGAATTAACACAATTTTAGAATTTACTGCGGATTTCAGCAGTATGACAGTGGATGTAGGCGATGTTGTTAAGGTAACACTGCCATTATATGGTTACAATGAAAAACTGTTCCGCGCAATGCGTGTTATTGAACAGGAAGATCCAGATGGCATGATCCATTGTAAGTTCACACTGCTGGAATATGACGCAGATGTTTATGATGACTTGCTCACACGTGAAGATTTACCACCTCCAGTAACAGGTATTACTAACTGGTGGGTGCTAAACAGTAATGCTACACTAAACATTGGTAATATTCTTGTTGTAGCAGATCCATCACAAGCAACTGCTAACTTATATTCACCTAGCACAGGTAGTGTTGTAGGCACAGCTAACCTAAGCACAGTTCGCAGCACATTTGGTAGCCAATTTAGTAGTGGCACATTTATTAACGTGCCAATTGAAGTGCCAATAAATGTAAACTATAATGAAGCTATTGTGCAGGTTTACAATGATGACGCAAGTAGCAGTCCACCAGCAACATATATTCGTCAACCACCAACAGGGTTTTCATATTTTGCTGATGATGAAACATTTAACTTTACTATCGATACATATAATTTCAACAGGGATACTACATTCCACTTAGAAATTAAAATGCGCGATACCGGCACGGGTGCAGCAAGTCGCACATACATTACAGCAGGATTGAACAGTCCTCGTGCAAATGTCATTAGTGGTGATGATATTCAAAGCAACACAATTACCAGCGATAACTTCTTTGTGTTTGCTCCAGGCGCACAGATTCAAGATGCCGACCAAGCAAATTACAGTGTAAGTTTTCCAGGCACAGATACATACCATATGGTATTAGATCCAATTGAATATGATATGCGTGATGCTGAAACAGGAGAATATAGCTTGGATGTTATTGCAGGTGTTGTAGGCAGTTTACCTCCGGTTAGTGGTAGCGGCGGCGGATATGTTATTGCGCTAAAACCATTTGCTAATGCTACATTCCAATATAGCGGTAACAGCACTACATATACTGTAGATTACAACGATTTAAGTTTTAGTAGACTTAGCTATGATGATCCATATCCGCCAAGCCCATTTATTCCTGTTAATACAAAAATAACATTTGATCCAGATGAAGGTATCTATGGTGATCCAAATGGATTGTTTATAAGTGCAAATATTTGGCTTAAAGGCACCAACACAATGGGCAATGCAATTGCAGGACGTGGATTTGATCAAATTAAATATCAGTTAATTAAGATTACAAAAGGTAATAGATTATGACGCAATATAGAACCATATACAATAAAGATACCGGTGAAATAGTTCGCGTTATGCGTATGACTGACGAAATGTTAGCAAACAATTTGGCTAACAATCCTCAATGGGCCAGTCTAGATATTCAAACACTTAATTATAGACAAAAGAGTGTGGATGTAGAAACACAGCAAGTTATAGATGCAGCTATTTTGCCCGATGTTGCAGATTATATTCGCAGCAAGCGTGCAAATTTATTGCGTAATAGTGATTGGACTCAAATGCCAGATAGTCCGCTAAATGAATCAAAGCGAATTGAATGGGCTGTATATAGACAAGCATTACGCGACATGCCAGATACGCAACAAGTAAATACTGTTGAAGAAATAGTTTGGCCAGTTAGACCTTAAGGATATACTATGGGTAGTTCTAGAAGATTTGGTTTTTCAAGAAGTGTTTTAATCAGAGGTTCCTACACGGAAAATGTTCAGCCTAAAGCATTTGTGATTGAACCATCATTGGTAGGTGCTAACACAGTTTATTTCGGTGTTACATCTAATATGCCAAATCAAACATTATACTATACCATACCTGGTGTAGAGAACACTGACTTTGTTGAAAACAGTGTCAATGGTAGTTTTACTACAGATTCTAATGGTAACGCTACAATTACAAGAACATTAATACCTGATGTTAACCTAGAAGATGGTAATAAAAAGTTTAATGTTCAAATTAGAGCTTACAGCACTAGTGGCGAAGTGCGTGCTACCAGTGCTAATATTTTAATTAACAAATTTGCATATCCAACTGTTACTGGCGGTGACATCATTGACTTTGTTACACCTACTGAAAAGCGTCACGTATTTACAGGTAATGGCACATTAAGTATTAATTCAATCGGCGACACAACAAATGCAAATCTTTGGTATGTGGTTGCAGGTGGTGGTGGTGCAGGCGGCGGTTATTTAAATCCAATTGGTCCAGCTTCAACTATTACTGCCGTTCACGCAGGTGGTGGCGGTGGTGGTGGTTCTGTTATTGAAAACAATACCACAATTGCCGTATCTAACATCAGCGTTACTATTGGACAAGGCGGTAATGCTAATATCAGAGAAAACGGTTTTTCATCTGCGTTTGGTAATGTTACCGCACCAGGTGGTGGCGCCGGCGGTGCTGTAACACTTTATGATCAAATTAATGCTACACCAGTTACAAATACCAGCACACAACATAATGGTGTAACAGGTGCTAACGGTGGTGGTGGTGCAAGTAAGGCACGTCGCAACACATTTAGAAATGTTCAAGATCCAGCTTATTTTAACGAAATTGTAAATGGCACAGGTGCGTCTAGTAACGTCGGTGGATTTAGTGGCGGTAACAGTGTTGCTTATGGTCCAACCAGCGCACAAACAAATCTAGACTATGTATTAAATTACCTAGGAATAAGTTTACAATTTTCAACTTATCCAAGTGCAACCGCAGGTGGCGGTGGTGGTGGTGCCGGAGGAAATGGTAGTAACGGTAGAATCTTACAATACAATGCAAATAGTAGAGTCTATGAATTTGGTGCTGGTGGTGAAGGTGGTATTGGTGCGCTAACTTTGATCAATGGAATTAACACACGTCTCGGTGGTGGTGGATCCGGTGGTAGCGGATTTAGAATGCCAGGAACATTTGGCACAGCAGGACCAGGTGGTGAAGGTGGTGGTGGTAATGGTATCAAATGGTCACCTAATAATATTGACAGTAATTTAACTGTTGCAACAAACGGCACACCTAATACTGGTGGTGGTGGTGGTGGCGGTATTGTTTCAAGTGGCGGCACTACCTATAGACCAGGTAACGGCGGCAGCGGTGTTGCTATTGTTAGATATACTTGGGATAACCCTAGAAAACTGGCATTAGAGTAGTAAAATTTAAATTATAGATAAATACTAAAACAATGCGTAATCTGCCTCTGCAGATACGAAGTTCCTTTAGGAGTCGAAAATGGGTAGATTATTAGATTTTAGTCAGTATTTAGGTGGACCAGATGACGTAGAAGTCATCGAAATGTTCCCCCGTCAACAAAAGAAGTTTCAATACAACTTTGGTGCAAACGTAAGCACATATACTTTTAGTGCCGACAAGCAAACACTTGTATTAGACACTGTAACATACGATCGTGATACAGGTAACATTAATTTTACTGACACTAACGTAATCGGCTATTTCAACAACACAGCAAACATTGGAACAAGCAATGCCAATGTTAGTTCGAGTTATATCGACAGATCACAATCCAGCACAGGTATTGTTACATTTACTATTCCTGAACAAAGATATACAGGAACAATCTTACCCAACGCAAGAGAAAACGTTGTTCTAACAGTGGTTGGTTTTGAATGGCAGGATGCCAGCACACCACCACGCAAAGAACTACATCGTTGGGCAATCGTAGAACGTTGGGAGCCAGGTGTAACCATTGGCGATCCTACACTAGATTCTAATTTCGTTAAATTAGGCAGTGGTGCTATTGCTGCTTATAGCAGTGATGCAATGGCTAGTGTATTACGTCCTGTAGGAACATATACTGGTATACAAGGACTTAGCAGTAAGAATGGTGATGGTGCCGTATTCCAAGCAGTAGTTACATCAGTTGGCGGCATATCAATTCAAATTACTTCGCGTGGTAGTGGTTATTTGGTTAATGAAACTATTACAATTAGAGACAATCAACTAGGTGGTGGTGGAGCCGCAGATATTACATTAACAGTAACATCAACAATTTAAAGGAGTAGGCTATGGCCGAGATTATTGTCACAGATACTTCAGTAAATTTAAATGTTACTACAACACAAAGTAATATAACTGTTACTGATTTAGAAACTAATGTAACTGTAAATGTTGCAAGTTTAAATTCAAATATTAGTGTTACTAGCACACCTGTTAATGTTACTATTGCTCCCAGCATTGGTGTAAGCAATAGTGAAGTTCGCGCTGCACTTGGTAACACAAATCCAATTCTTTATGATGCCACAACAGGTATCTTTAGCTTTGACGCCGATGCAGCATTTGATAATGCTAAAGTAATTGGCGCAATCCAAAGTGGTAATGTAATACTAAAACAAGTTCAAGAAACATATTTTGATGCTGGCAATGTCACATCAACAACAATGAATCTTGATTTAGTAAATGGCACAATTCAAAAGGTTACATTACAAAGCAACGTTGAACAAATTAGTGTTGCTAATTTGTCACCGGGTGGCAGTTTTACTGTTTTCATCGAACAGGATTCATTTGGTTTTAGATTATTAGATACATCAACTAATTTTAATGATTGGTTGTTTGTTGATGACTTTAAAACATTAAGTGTTGGCGCAGGCAACGTTGATTCATTAAGTGTTATCTTTGATGGTAGCACATATTATGCAAGTTTAGTAAAACTAAATTCATCTGACATTGATGCAACATTTGATAATGTTACGGTTAGATATAATACCATTGCTAACGTATTAATAGCAAATGCTGTTACAATTAATACAAGTTTAGGTTTAACAGGACCATTAACATCTACCTCAACTGCAAATATTACAGGCGCTGTTACATTAGGTAATAATTTAAATGTTGGCGGTCAATTATTTGCTGATGGCGA